GCTTGTCAATGAGCTGGGCAACGACCGGCAACAGGGCCGCGCCGATTGATTCTTTGGCTTCGCCAATTTGGATGCTCAGATTGCGCATCCGACCCTCGGCTGTTTGGGCTGCGTCTGCCGCGGCACCACCAGTGGTGTAGGCCAGTACGTCCATGACCTCGGTGAAGGTCAGGCCGTCGCTGATAAGCGGAATGAGGCTTGCGTCAAGGGCGCGCAGGCCTTTCATGTTGCCGTTGTAGGCCTTGGACAGGGCGTCGGTGACCGTTGCCAGGTCCTTACCGGTCGAGGCTGAAATGTCTTGGGCCTGCACGAGGAGCTGCTGGGATTGCTCAAGACTGCCAGTGGCTTGGACGAGCTGTGCCAGTGCCGGGCGAAGGTCGTCGTCGGCAACAGCTGTGGCACGCGACAGCGAGCTGATGAATTCCTCGGTGGCGGCAATGTCCTGCTGAGTGGCCGAGGCTGAGCGCTCCAGTACGCCTGCTAGCTGCACCTGGGCTGCCTGGTCCTCCATTGCGGCCTTGGTGGCGCCACCGAGCGCGACGGCGAGCCCACCGATTGCTGCGGCAGCAGGAATAGCGGCTTTCTTGAGGGCGAATTGGGCTTTCTGTCCGACCGTCTCAAGGCTCTTAAATTCCTCAATTGCACGGCTAACACCCTTGCCGTCAAATTCGCTAATGATGGGAATTGTTACAGCCATTAGGAAACCAGCCTACGGCTAGTGGCGTCAGCGATTTTGTCAGCGACCTTTTCGATTTCGTCCTGCACGTCCTGGGCGCGGCGCTCGTAGCCGGGCCACATAAACCGTGATGCGCGACCAAAGCGCTTCTCAAGCTCGGCAATCATGATCTGGCCGCGCGGCGTTGACCCGCCGCGTTTGCCAGCCATGTCAGCCACGGTTCCGCCAGCGCTTTTCAGGACGACCTTGAGCACGGCCAAAGAATTGCCGCGCTTACGAGTATCGACTTTGGCTGCAATTGATTTTGAGACTGTGGTCGTGCCCCAAGGAAAGATTGCGCCACCTTTCCAGCTCCGGGCAAAGCCTGACAGCGGGGGTTCGCTGGGCAGGTTGCCGCGGACCTCGTCAATGACGGGCTTAAGGATTTGCTTAAAATCTTTGACGATTTCTTTGCGCAGGTCGGGCTCAAGCTTGGACAGCTCGCGCAACGTCTCCTTGACGCCAACCACGGTGATGCCAGCGCTGGCGGTCATCGGTGTCCCTTTCGCGCTGCCTTGCGAGCTAATAGTTGTACGGTAGCTAAATCCTGTAATCCGAACTCAATATCGCTAGGCCAGTAGCCGGTAGTCAGCAGCAGGTCCGCTAGCTGGCGTCGGACGCTGCCGCTTCCGTAGGGTTTACTGACGCGGCCTCCACGTTGATCAGTTCATCCAAGCAGTCGCGAAATTGTTCCCAGGGACGGTTTTCTTTGCCCAGTTTGGTCAGTTTGTGCCAGAACAGGAAACTAATGTCGTCAAGCGTGGCGTCGTTGGCCAGCTTTTTGGAGCTGGTGCCGTGTTTGTCTTCCCAAGCACAAATGGTGCCCAGGTTTGTGGTGACGGTGTCTGTGACGATTTCGCCTGACGGCTGTGCGTAGGCGACCGTGATTTTTAGTTTCACGGGGTCGTGTCTTCGACGAGCGTGCCACCGCTGACGGTGACCTCAACCTCGGACAGCTCGCCGACGGTTGCGTTGACGACGTCAAACGACTCAAAGAACGCGCCAGTGAGCTGGTATTCGACGTTGCTTACGGAAATGGCGCCCGAGCTGCGTCGTGCCGCGGCGTAAACGTTGGTGCCGACGAGCGCCGACAGGGCGTTGGCCATTGTGTCGTTTACCAACAGGGTGGCCGTGATTACGCAGTCCGTAAGGCCGCCGACACGGTAGTAGCCGGTGTTGCCAAAGCTGCTGGCGTCGAGGGCGTCACGCGACTTGGTCACGACGACCGATTTGCACTGGTCGGTGTAATCGACAACCGATCCAACGGCGGCGCCGATCTTAAAGACACCTGAGGGAAGCAACGTAGTCGGGTTCGCCATGTAGAAAGCTCCTTTGATTGTGGGCACGCAGGCCCGTTGTCATTCTAAGCGTTCGCCTGCACTTTAGTCACAAGGATCAGCTCATAGGCAGGGTACTCGGCGCCGCCGACTTGCTGAACGATCGGCCGCGCCGATTTGAGCCCGATTTTGCCTTCACGCACTTTGTCTGCAATCTCGAGCAGCTTCGTCAGTGCGTTCTTGTTGCCTGGCCCAGTGCCGATCACCGTGACCGCGAATTCGAGCTCGGCCACGTTGTTGCTGTGCATCGTGATTGATGGGGCCTGCACCAGGATGCCTGGCGGGTTGATGTTGCGAGGGTCGTCGGCAATCGTGAGGCCCGTGGCGGTGCCCAGGGCGCTTACAAAAGCGTTGTAGCCGTCGTTAAACGCGTTGTCTGGCATCAGGCCACCTGCGGACGGTTGCAACCGAGCAGGCGCAGGATTTGACCCATTGAGCCGCCTGTAGGGGCTCCTGTGGCCAGCGGATCAAACGATGCGAACTGGTCAATCGAGCCAGCTTCGCGGTACAAAGCGCCTGCGTACATAATCGTCCCGAGTAGGACGTCGGCGCTGGGCACTGTGCTGAGGCTGGCGTCAAAGTAGCCCGACTCTTGCCGGCGACGGTATGCAAATTGGTTGGCGGCGTTGACTGAGAACGTGGCGCGGTCGTAATCGACGCTCGGATTGGTGAACGTGATGCCCAGGTACTTTTCTAGCTGCGCAAGTGTCATCCAAGTGCACGTGAGGGTGTACGTGGCGGTGCCTGACGCGGCTTGACGCTGTACGTCGGCTGTGGTCAGGCTGAATTGGACCTGGTTTAAGTAGATCGGGCCGTCAATGTCGTAAATGGGGTCACCCTGGTCACTGACGTCCACAAGGAGGTAATGCGGAAGGCCAGTAACGACGCGCGCACCGTCAAACGGTGAGCCCATCCCGGACAGGGTGACCGATTGGCCAACCTCAATCTGATGTTCCTGTAAAAGCTGAACGATGGCGACGTTTTGGATTACCTGTTTATGGGTAACCGTGTACGTCGCCATCGTTGGCAGCCTTGGAGGAGGACTTTACTTAGGCTTTGAGGATCTTGACGAACTTGGTCGCATCGGCCATGAACGCAGCTGCGTAGCCGCGGAAGGCAATCGTGCGTCCGAGCGTCGAGGGCACATCGATGCTGATGGCACCCTTCTGCTGTTCGTAGAACTCGAAGCCTGCGGCCGCGCCGGCAGCGTGGCCGACGACGCCGTTAAGGCCGCCCGATCCAGTGCCACCAGCCATGTTCTTGTCAACGACGAGGACGAGGCCCAACGGGTTGCCGTTCCAGCTGTTCGCGGCGAGCGTGCCAGCCGTGTTGGTGCCAGTGAGGTTCGGGGCTCCGACAAACGGGAACACAGGGCGGTTCGCGTCGTCAACCATCATGCCGATCTTGGCCCAGGTGATCGGGGCAACGAAGTAGTGCGTCGGCAGGTAGTTGGACGTGTTGCTGATCTGGTACGCGGCGCCGTAGATGCACTCAATGAGGTCCTTGGGCTCGTAGTTGTTCAGCGTCTCAAACTGGGTCACACCCGAGACCATCGTGTCGACTGCGTAGTTGTCGGTGGCCTGACCGTACGCGACGGCGAGCTGATCGAGGACGATTGCGAGGCTGTTCGGGTCGGTCCAGTCAAGGTCCTGCTCGGACAGCGTGACGTAGGTGCCGAACGTGAGCTTGCTAATGTCCGTGTTGGACACGCCAACCGTCGAGGGGTCAAGGGCGTTCAGCTGGCCCGTGGGCTGCTGCGTGACAACAGGGCGGGTCGTGATCTTGGGACGACGGAACGTTGCGCCACCCTGCGGCATTGCGCGGGCGCCGATGGCCGACACGAAGGGGCGGACCGCATTGAGCCCGTCATAGACGCTGCCCACAATTGTTTCCGGAAGGATGCCAGGTGTATCGGCAGTCGTGATATCGGGCGCGGCGGCCTTGATGTTGGCGTTGAGCTGCGCGAAGTCCGAACCACCGCGAACAAACGCAGCCATGTATTCGGTCGGCGACGGCAGCTTAAACGACTTCTTTGCTTCGGCCCACAGCGGCGCCGAAACTGTCTGCGGCT